TATTTACCATAAACATAATTTTTAGCATCAACATTATCAATACATTCCTTTGAATACATATTAACACTAAAGATGACTTTATTCACATCTTCACTTGATGCACTTGGATCACCATTAATTCTTAATTGATTATCCTCAAAGAACTTAAGTTCCGTTCCATAACCATCTTCAATTTTAATATCAACTTTCTCACCTGATGTAAGATTAAGATCATCTCTTTCAAAAGCAGCTGATCCATTTTCATCACCCTTTCTATATCCAGTATCACCAAAAGTGCCAGAAAATCTTACAGTATCATCCAGAATACTCTCATAGTAATTTAATTCTAAGCAACCAGATGAGACATCAATGGGATCATTGTAGTTAGAATAAAATACTAATTCTTTTATCTGACCTTCGCCAGCTTGTGCCGGAGTATTTACTGACATTTTATCTCTGACTTAAGTTTGATAAATTATGCATATAATTTTGATGTATTACTCATACTATTATTTACACCGATTGCAACTGGGAAATCTGTTGAATTATTTCTTCCAGAAGGTGTAGGAACCTTTATGATCACTGGTTGGATAGCTACCTTCATAGATTCTCCAGATTCGGGAGAGTAGGAAGGATAAGATTCTAATGAAGATATATCGGTAGATTTAGTTTGTTTTGGAATTTCACCAACTATACCGCCATCTCTCATTCCAAACCAACCACGAGGATCTGTTGCCCATCTCTGTGGTTTCAAACCTTTTTGTACTTCAGGATCCTTTAAGGCTTGAGAATAACTTCCATAAGTTTTTCCAGTTGTACTTGAATAATACTTACCTTTAGAAGCTGCGTATTCTTGTGCGGATTGAGCGGAAGCTTGTGATGTTGGGGTAGATTTTGCTGATTCTGTCGCAGATCTAGTTGATCTAAGATCAGATAATGCTGTTGACCATTTTCTACTAGAACGATTTCCACCAGCATATCTATCATTATAAGTTCCATCAGGACTCCCACCTAAAGCAGATGCATTCTTTGGTCCTTGAGGAATGGCCCTCCAGGTTGGAGATAACTTAGCTAAGAAATCTTCATCACTTATTTTTCCAGATTTCCAAGCATCATAAGAATGACTTGTTCTCAGAAAATTTAATGTGATCTGATCTTGAACCTCTGGAGTAAATTTGGTGTTTTCATTAAATCCAGCTGCTTTTGCCCTTGATAAGAGAAATTCTGGCATATGTTGATATCTACCTATAGCTCCTTGAGCATTTTGAGCTAACCAACCAATAGTTTTATCAACAGCTCTACCTTCAGTTTTTCCTCTAGATGTATTAAATCCACCATATGGATCACTTTGGCTTGCTTCACCTTTAGAAATAAAGTCCAGAACTGCTTTATCTACTGCATCCCCAGCTACCGCTGTAGATCTTCCACGAGGTGAAGGTCCTTGTGCCTGTCCCTGTTCTTGTCCAGAAACTCTCGAATATCTTTCCTTCTCATCATTTGTCCATGGCTTAGCTCTCCACTTACCATCAACCATCACACCTTCTTTTCCATTTTGTTTTGCTAACTTTTGAACCTGAGAAGGTTTAACTTTAACATCTCCACCAATTCTAAAAACACTATCCTGATAACTTGTGGGATTTATGAATCCACTAGGACTATATCCATCCCATTTTGTAGCTACTTTATAATCTAAGTGAGGTCCAGTAGAAAATCCACTATTTCCTATAGTTCCAATAACAGGAGCATTACCTTGACTTCCACTCACTTTTTGACCTTTCTGTACATATATTTTGTCCAAGTGATTGAACATTGAATATTTGCCATCAGAGTGTCGTATTAAGACAAAATTGCCATAACCTCCGTTATACCCTGTAGACGCTTCAACAACTATCCCACCCTTTACCAAAGAAATTGGAGTTCCAACATCATAACCATAATCTATTCCAGTGTGTGGAGCTTTTCTAAAAGATTCTTGAGATCCATAACCACTTGTAATTCTGGACTGTGATGGAATAATACCACCACTAACTTGTGATGGAGGTGCTTGAGGTGTTGGTGATGATGATGGTGGAGCTTGTCCTTGTTGTGGAACTCTGGGAAGATTTCCAGCAGATGGAGGAGCTCCTGGTCCTGCAGGAGTAGATCCTGTAGTTCCAGGTTGCATCTGTGGTGCTTGTTGTTCTTCTGGGGGTCTCTCAACAATTCCCAATAAACTTAATATACCCCCAAAGAAAGAATCAACACCAAGAAGAACATCATTTAAAGCACTTTGAAGTTTTTGGGAATCTTCTGTACCTCTAATTACATCCCAAGCTTTATATCCCAAGTCAATAAAGGTCACAAGTCCATTGAAAATACCAAAAGCAATCTTTGAAAAAGCATCAATGACTTTAGCTGATGTCGTTATAATACTTGAAAGTGGACCGCTTAATTCACCAAAATATTTGGAGAAGGTGTTAAATAACCACCCAAAGGCCATAAAGAGAAGAAATCTTTGGATTGTATTTTTTCCAGGAATTGCATTAGCAAGTTTACCAACACCTTTTACAAAAAACTTTCCAGCTTCAAGTTTCTTTTCTTTTTCCTGTCTTTGTGATTCTTCTTCCTCTATCTTAGAAGTATCAATTGTTCTTTCCTTTATAGATAAAATTCTCTTTAAAGAACCATCAATTTGTGTTAATTTTTCTTTGGCAAGTGTAGGTCCTTGTTGATTAACTCTTGCAGTGCGATTAAAAAATCGAAGAGGTGATATTGATGATCCATTTGGTGATTCTACTGCCATTATGCTATACCGTAGATATCAGATTTATTTTTTCTTGTAGATTGACCACTCGGAGCCTGAACATCAAATGGTGGAACTACAGTTCCATTTGCACTAGACATCATTTGATCTCCAGCAGACATAACTTGTGGTGGTAAAGTCATCATTCCACCCGTACCACTTCTATTCAGTGGAGTAGGAGTATATCTATTTACATCCGATTTGGCAATTTGTTTATCCGGATTGCCAAGATTAGTTTTATCAATTATTTGTTTAATCAAATTTTCACCAAGTAAATCGACTGTTACTTTTGGAAGAACTGCTTCTCCTATTTGAAGTGCTGCAGCTTGAGTATCAGAAGCATTTGGTGGAACAACGATTCTATTAGAATTGTCATCATCAACGATTGCACCATCTCTCATTCCAAACCAACCACGAGGATCTATTGCCCATCTCTCTGGTTTTTTCTCTTGTTTAGGAATCACCATTGGTTTTTGTTTTTCTTGGCCCAATCCAGTTCCTTTTGGATCTCCACCAGGACCATAAGGTTTTTGTGTTGGTTTTGATTTTACTGTTGTCTCAACTTTTGATTTTGGTTTTCTTATAACTTGTTCAAGTTCTTCTCCTACAGCATATCTTCTATCCAAATGGGCAACACCTGCCTTTTCATATCTTGTCAAGAATGCTTCAGTTGCTTCTTGAACTGTTTTTGCGGTATTAATAATATCTCTAACTTTTCTATACTCGGGATTATTCTTCAATTCATGAAGAATAAAGTCAATTTGAGTATTCATATCATTCCAAGGTTTCTTTCTTGATTCTGCAAAAGATACCAAGTTAATATTGTCAGTATCATATCTTCCACCCTGTTCCCATTGAACCAAACCTCTTCCAGCACCACCATCTTGTTGCATGGTAGATGGATCATAAGTATAACCAGTTTCTACTCCAATGTTGGACACTATTCCCATTGCAGCAGTTGAAGTAAGTCCACCAGATATTAATCTATTATAGATGTGAATTGCTTTCTGATTTAGGAGAGAGTCCTGTTTACCAACAAATCCACCTGTTTCAAATTTCATCATCTTTGGTTTGTTAGCATTTGGACCACCATAAAGCCTATTCAATGCTAAGAACAACTCAGCTCCAACAGCATCAACAGTTTTCTTATTAATTACAACCTCACCTTCAGTCAACATAGCTGGAACTTTATCAATTCCCTTTTGACCACTTACTAATCCACCACTAGCAAATCCACTAACTCCTCTAGCAACATCAGCTCCAAAAAATCCCCAACCAACTGGTCCAGGAATAGCTGATCCAGCAGCTAATGCAGCACCACCAAAATCACCCTGAGCTGCTCTAACTCCAGCCAGTCCAAGACCATAAACAGTTTGAACTCCTGGAAGAGCTCTAGCTGCTCCTTTTAATCCAATTCTTCCAGCAAGTTTACCAAGAGCTCCTCCAGCTCTACTAAAAATTGGTCCAAGAGCCTTAGAAGCCAACCTAGCACTAAATTGTAAAAGGTTTCCAGTAAGTTTAAATATAAAACCTCTTAAAGGTCTGATATAAAGTGCAAGTAAAAGAGGCCAAAAATCTTTTAAAAATCTACCAAGGGATTGTATTTTTTCAACATTCTTTGGATCCTTCATCCACTCAACTAATTGTAAAAATACTTTCCCTAGGAAAATAAATTTAACAAATCCAAATATTTTATCTAAAATATTTTGAAATGGAGCTACAACATTTTGAAATGCATCCGATGCTTTTCGAGTTAAATTAGAAGCACTTTCAACATTTTCTTCTTTGCTCCTTCTAGATTTTTTTTCAGCTAAGATAGCTGCCTCACCAGCTCTTCTTACTTCAAGTTCATAAAGTTTATTTACAGTGTCAAGTATTGAAGAAAGCGTCTTATTTAATTCAACAAACTGATCTTGAGGTGTTGTTTGTTGGAATACTTGTTCTTGTGGAACTTCTGCAGCTTGTTGTCGTAGTTCAGCAGTTTTTTGAGATAGTGCTAAAATTCCAGCACCAGGTAAAGTTAATTTTTTAGATATTATATTACCAACACCACCAAAGTTATCTACAGTTATTTTCTGTGGTGTTGGATTAAATCTTCCCTCTCTTCCTCTTATTCGTTTTCTTTCATTTGCAAGAAGAGCAAGTTCCTCTTGAGGTAATTTATTTGCACCTTTAACCATTACCTCCCGAAGGAGAGTCATGTAAGTATCATAGTCAAGGTCAAAAACATCCTCAAGACCCAGTAGCCTTAAAATCCTTTCATCAATTTGTTCGGATACTGGGTTCATTTTACCCCTTGAGCTAACTTGTGTTTGAGTTCTTCTTCTTCTAAGTGATCCTTAAGAAGTGATACATAGATATCTCTTTCCCAAGGTATCAAATTTTCAATTTCCGTTAATGAATATTTATGATACTGCATTAAGGCAAAATTAAGTTTGAAGTAGTTCTCAAGGTCCATGTGGACCATACCTATGCGAAAAAACTTGTAAGTCCCTCCAATACAATCTCACTTTCAATACCAGTATTTGGGTTAGTAACTTTTAAAGTATGAGAAAGTTTTGGCATTGTCTCAAAGAACTTTTCAATTTGTTTGAATTGACTTGAGTTCATCTGATCAAGAAATTCTTCAAGTTCTTTTTTAGTCACATCCCTAGTATCCCAAACCTCTTCTTCATTGTAAATTTTATCAATACATGAAGAAATTAAATCAAAGGATTGATTCACTACATCATCAGAGTTAAAATCAAAATTACTCTTAATGAACTGATCCAATGATGGATATTTCATTTCCATCATCAACGAATCATCCAGTTTAATCTTATTATTATGCTCAGGATTTTTAACTACAACAATATCATCTAAAAGAATTTTTACAGGTACTGTAGTTTGGCCATCGTCTGGACAAATAATACTCAACTCTACTTCTTCTCCAACAGATTTACCTCTAATGTTTAAAAAGAGATATTCAATATCAAAGGTAGGAAGAGATTCTACTTTGATTCCTCTTGTCTCTATACAATTTTTAATGACTGTCTTGATTGCATTGGTAATCTGTTTAGAATCTTCAGATTCCATTGCAAGAACTAAAAGTTTTTCCTCTCTTACAAGGAAAGGTCTATACTTAATTGGTTTTCCTGTAGATGGCAACTCAAGTTCATAAGTTGGCGTAGAAATCTTTGGTAAAGGCATAATATCCTATAGAAGTTTCAGTATGATTATTTATCGGGGTTAATTATCCTAACCAGGAGTAAGAGCACCATTTCCAGGATTAATATTAGCGGGATTGGTTCCCAAGGGGAACCTATCACCAAGAGTTCTATCACCCAGAGGATTTTGACCTAAACCAGGAAGTTGTGGTACACGCTGATCACTACCAAATTGTGGATTTTGAGGTATTCCTGCAGGTGTTGTTTGTCCTGGTTCAGATTCTTTCGATTGAGACCCTGTTTGTACAATATACCTATCGTAATTAAAAGACACTCTACAACGCAAAAGATCAGAACTTTGATAAGCAACTGGCATGGAACTCATCGCAATAGGATAAGCTTTCAAAAATTTATAAGTTAATACATCACCTTTGAAATCTCTTTCAAATTTTGTTAAGTAAATTTCTTTTCTATATCCAGTATTCTGTTCATCAGGATACTTAACTCTATAATTAAAGTTATTGGCCTCATTATCATTATCATCACCTGTGATATATCTAATCCAAGATTCAAAAAATAATATTATCTTATAACCTTGAGAATCTCTATGATCGACATAAAAATTTAAATCAATTGATTGATCATATCCTTTTCTGTAAACGAATCTTTGAGTGATTCCAGTAAAATCATCTGTAGATTCATTCGTGAATAATGAAGATCCTGGCAAAGCTGTTTCATAGCATGACAATGAAAGAAGTTGAGTATCATAATACCGATCAACTTCTGCAATATTAGTTCTAGGAATATAGCACTCAAAATTAGAAGTTAGTGCAGGACGAAGGAGTTTTTCCTTCACCTGGAACATCTTTACAGGTTGTGGCTTTGGAGCAGGCATCTATAAATACTATTTGACCTGATATATTATGTATAATGGCAGAAAGCATTAAGAGTCTTTATAAACCTGAGTATCCAAATAAGTATAAAGGCAATCCTAATAATATTATCTGTCGTAGTAGTTGGGAAAGAAAATTTTGTCGTTGGTGTGATCTGAATGAAAATATTTTAGAATGGGGATCAGAAGAATTCTATATTCCTTATTTTGATCCAACCACTGGCAGAGTTAGAAGATACTTCCCAGATTTTATTATCAAAGTCCGTGAGCAATCTGGTGAAATTAAAAAATATGTCATTGAAGTTAAACCAAAGAGACAAACTATTCCACCTGTTCAAACAAGTAAGAAGAGAACTAGAACTTATATTACCGAAGTAAAAACTTATGCAATGAACCAAGCAAAGTGGGAAGCTGCAAAAGAATGGTGTAAAGATAGAATGATTGAGTTTCGTATTATCACAGAAAACGAACTAGGAATCAAGTAATGTCAAGAGTAGAACTCCTCAAAAAAAAGTTAGATGGTTCTGAAGATGCTGAAACCCTGATGATGAATATTTTAGAAGTATTCAGAGACATAGAATATGTTCCTGATCCTGGAAATTATTATACCTTTATATACTATCCAAAAACTGAAGGTATAAGATACGACGAACATCCTTTAGTTGCAGTGACTGAGATTGAAAGGTGGGGATTTAGAGGATTCAATTATCACTGGGGTCAAATGAGAAATTACACTTGGCAAGAAGTAGTTGGTGCTTGTCATCTTGTTAAACCCGATGAGATTGATTACCTTCGTTCATTACCTTATGGCAAAATAAGGACTAAATAGATAAAAAAGTCTATAATGGCTGAATCTAAACCATATTCTTTACCTAATACTCAGGGAAGATATGTTACAGAAAGTACGACCAATACTCAAGGAATAGTCTATCGTGTCAATGACAATGGGACTAGGGATATTTACGCAGATTATTTTGTTGAAAATGGAAATACTGTTCTAGTTGCTTCTGAATTTTCATCAGAAGAATTCCAAAGAAACTTAGCACAGAATTCTCAAGGATATAATAGAACGGTCAGTGGTTCAATTTTAGATGCAAATCGTCAAACTAATTCTCAACCAGATCCAAATCAACCAGGAGCTGCAGGTGGTTCTACACCCACTAATGCAAACCAAGAGATCACAGAACAAACCACAGCATCAACTGATTTTAAATATCCAGAAGATTTAAGTTTAGATCAGGATGTAATTCAGTTTAAAGCTGTAAGATATATTCCTTCCGGATTGGGTCCACAAAATCAAAGCACTTCAAATAGAGAAAATCAAAATAGAACCATAGAAGGAACTGTAACTCTTCCGATACAGGCTCAAATTACAGATTCAAATATAGTTGGTTGGGGTGAGGGTACTTTAGATGAGATTACTAGAAGAGCTTTAAATGCAGCTGGAAAGCTTGCTAAAGGAGAAGAAGAAAAAGGTTTTGGTCAAGCATTAGCTTCGACAGTGAAAGATTTTACAAGTGATCCAAATCAAACATTAGCTCTAATAGCTGAAAAAGTTATTGGACTTCAGGGAATACAAGGAAGAACTGGTGGGATACTCAATCCCAATGTTGAACTTCTTTTCAATGGTCCCCAATTAAGACCTTTTAGTTTTACTTTTAAATTGACTCCAAGAACTAAAAAAGAATCAGAACAAGCTAGAGGAATTATAAAATTCTTTAAAAAGAATATGGCTGTAAAAAGAGGCACTGGACTTTTCTTAAAAGCTCCGAATACCTTTTTGATTAAGTATCTAGGAAAAAATGAAAATGAACAGGGTGCTAACGAGAAAAAAGCTTTAAATAAAATAAAAGAATGTGCTCTTATAGGTTTTGATGTAAATTATACTCCTCAGGGTACATACATGACCTTTGATGACGGAAGTATGGTTTCTTATAATATTACTCTTTCATTTAAAGAACTTGTGCCAATTTACGATACAGATTATAAAGAAGATCACCCAATCGGATTCTAAAAAATGGCAAAAACTTACTTCAGACAAGTTCCTAATTTTGATTATGTCAGCAGAGTTCCTGGTGAACAGAATATCTCTGATTATATTGCTGTAAAGAATCTTTTTAAAAGAGGAAAGTTAAGAGATGATATCTTTGGAAACCTTAACTTCTTCACCAAGTATAAGATTATCGGTGACGAAAGACCAGATAATGTTGCATTCAAACTCTACGGTGATTCAACTTTAGATTGGGTAATTCTTCTTTCTAATAATATTGTAAATGTTCAAAATGAATGGCCTCTAACTCAGAGAACTTTCAACGAAGTAATGCTTGAGAAGTATGGATCTTATGATAATCTTTACAATGGAATTCGTAGCTATGAAACATCAGAAGTAAGAGATTCTCAAGGAAGAATAGTTCTGAGAGGTGGTCTTGGAATCTCACCAACCTGGAAGACAAATGGCAACTTTGTAGAAATAATAAATTCCCAGATTGCTGTTATTTCATCGGGTGATTCTTTAACTCCATCTTCAACTGTCACCGTTTTCCTTGTAAATGGTATTCCAGGATTGCAGATAGGAGATCAAGTCAATATCAATAATGTAACTGAGAATCAATATAATGGAGCTCAGATTGTAACTGAAATTCTTTCA